CGGGCAATCCTAAACGCTTGTTTAGGTATAAACCCATGATACCGCCAACAGTTTCACCTACGTCTTCTTCGAGAAAAATACAACCAATCTTCTCATCTGTGGTCTTCAACAAGTGGAAGATATCTTCACGAAGCATAGTAGATTTACCGATGGAAGTACCAGCAGCAATCATTGTAATAGTGCTTAGTGCACGACCATGAGTTAACTTATTTAACGTAGCAAGGAAAGGAGGCCAAGGAACAAACTCTAAGTTCTTGAACTCGTTGTAACGTTCCCAAGTAGACTCACCGGGAATAATACCTGAAGGACTATAAGGTTTAGCATCCCAGATATAGTTCCAAGCTTTCTTAGTGCCTTCTTCAGAACCGTATTTCTTTAGTGTGTCACAAGCATCTTTCTCGTTAGCGTTAACAATCTTTACTTTGTCTGAACCAAGGATTTTAGCAGCTTCTTTAGAAGCCTTTTGACCTTGATCGTCTGCGTCAAACCAGATAACAATCTCATCGAACTTACGAAGCACATCACGGTTCTTTAACAGGTAGTTAGTTTGGTTCACACCGCCCATAGAACAGACAGGATAGATAGAACCATACTTCTGCAAGCTTGTCTGAGCTACAGCTAGAGCATCTTCTTCACCTTCAGTGATAACGATACGCTTACCGCCATTCATGAAGTGTTCAATACCGAAGATATTCTTTGCTTCACCAATAACATACTGATCTGCTTTGTCTTTAGGATTCTTAGTCTTGTAACCAACAGTAGACGTCCCGTCATTATTACTAAACGGGAAGTAGTAACGATCAATGTCACCTCGCTCATCATATGAAGCTTTCACATTGAAGAATTCTGCTACTTTCTTCGTGATCAGCCGTTCAGCTAAACCACGGGAAGGTAACGCTAGAACGTCGTCGAGGCTAATCTCTTTTTTATAATGACTACGACGATAGTTGTCAGTTTTATAGACTAGTTCTTCCTTGCCATGTTTTTTGGCATATTCTTTTTGGTAATCATACGATGCTTTACATGAGAAGCAATGCGCTGGACCTTCTTCATAGATCTGAACAGCATCACTACTTGCACAACGTAGGCAAGGTTGATTACGGTGTAAGGTCTTCCCCATAGGTCTCCTTCATTCTTTCAAAGAATTCTGTAATATACTTGTGAATACTTGGTGCATTTCTTGGTAATAGCGCTAGACCTGTACCAATACCGTCTGCGGGTACTACGACTGTCTTTCCCTTCTTCAACTCGTCTTCAACACGATCAAGATCAGGTTGTGCTGTTGCTAACCACTCGTCGAAGTCTGTTTCCCAGTAGTAAGCAGCATAGTTGTAGTTAGGATGACGTTTAGTGATCACTCCGATAACATTAGGCTGACCTCTACAAACTTTAGCTTGGCCCCCTGTTCCTCGTCTGTCACTGTTGTCACCAAAGACAAAGTACTTGTCACTCTCCGAGGAGACCAATTGAGTCGTGTACCACTTCTCCGTCTTTATTGGCACGATAAGGTTCCTTGTTTTGAAAGTTAAAATGAAATAGAATTCTTCGAATGTCATCTACAGCTAAAACTACTCGATCAGTAGAAACACGAGGATAGCCCTCGGGATCTAGTGTTTTAGTACGAAGATAGTCAATAAACTTCTCATCAATTTTCATACCATTTCCTCCAAGACCAACGACCAGTAACTAACCGGAATAGATGCTGCTCATAAGTAATCTTGTTCAACCTACCGATTTTTTTCCAAAATTCTTCGTTTCCTACATGCTGTCTAGCTTCCTCAATGATCTTATCTCTATGAAGATAAGTCTTATTATTACAAAACAAAAACCAGCTAGTTACAACACCCAAAAGAATAAGAAGGATTAGAAGAGGATCAACCATGTTTGTACTTTCTCAAGTAATGTTTCAATCTTCGTTTATGTTGTTCAGTAACAGGTTCAGTAACCTTCCAAGTCACCTTGTCGATGAAGCGGTTAATGAACTCGTCGTTTTTACTAGGAGTTTCAGCTACTACTTGAGACCAAGTCTCAGCAAAGCTTAGTCCTCCAACAGAGTAATACTGCTCAAGAATGATAAAGACAAAGTTTTCTTTACCTTTTTCCTTGATCAGATCGTTAAGGTAGGAGCTAGAACTTGTGTAAGACTTCCAATTAGACTCTTGACCTTTGTTCAGCTTGCCCCTACCTTTGTAGTTTTTCTTACCAATGTATTTTTGATTGGTTTCTTTGTATACTATGAGATAGACAAAGCCGACCGCACGTTCAGGATCTAGTGTTAACCCTGTGTGGTCCCAATGGCTTGTCTTACTCAATTACCTCTATAGTCATGAAAACTCCTTCTTGACCCTTTCCCAATAATAAAGTTCTGCTTTCTCGAAGCTAGCAAAAGACCTCGAGAAGTAAAACTGATTCTCAATCCACAGTTCTACTTTATAGCTAACTGGTGGACCAACCAAACGTGTAACAGAAGCGTAACGACCTTTATTCAGTGGATATTCCAGAACGATCATTCATAAAGCTTTCTTTGAAGCGGTCCATAGTGAACCAGTCATAGTCTTTTCTTTGCAACCAGAGTAGTTTTCCGTTTGCAAGAAAGTAGTTTTCCCAGTCTTTGTCATAGGTCATGAAGTAGTGATCTAATACGGTAGAAGCTGCTTCAAGCACTGTAGTACAAGAGTCAATGATCTTCTCAGCCTTGATAGGACCATACTTAGGTAAACCGGGAATTTTGTCCATAGCGTCTCCCATCAACAACTGCTTTAGGAAGAAGCGATCTGCTTGCTCTTGGTCTACAATGTAGTACCTTTCTTTGTTGTACTTCGGATTGTAGTGAATACCAGATAACTGATCCATATCTTTGTCAACAGTTACGATAACACAGTTGTCGCCTAACTGTCGGCTAAGGATACCTAAGAGGTCATCGGCTTCGATGTTATCACCAACGACTACTTCGTCACGTTCATACAAGAACTCCTTAACTTTAATAAAGTGTTCAGGTTTTTCTTTACGACCCTTGACTCGCATTGTAGTCTGCTTGTAGTCAGGGTACATGTCGTCTCGGTAGTTCTTACCGTTTCTTGGACCTACTGCGATGATGCACTCATTGCAAAAAGCACCATCTGTATAGTCTTCAATGTTATACTTTAGCTTGTCTACTGCTGCTTGATAGTTTGTAGTCTCCCACAAAGTAGCATGCAATAACACATCACCATCAATCAACGCTATCAAGTTCGTCTAC